CTTGGCGTGTTGACGCAGATCAGCAGCGAGCTATCCGAAGATGCAATCGTTGCACTTGCTGACCTTGTGACGCAAGAAATCGCTTACGCCTTTGCAAATGCTGAAGACGAAGCAGGCTTCAATGGCGACGGCACCAGCACCTATGGTGGCATCGTCGGCCTCAAGAGTGCATTGCAAGCTGGTAGCATCCAAGATGCGGTCAGTGGCAACGACAGTGCATTGGAATTGGACCTCGCAGACTTTGAGGCAACCGTTGGCAAACTGCCGATGTATCCTGGCATACAGCCTAAATGGTATGTCAACAGTGCTGTCTACTGGGCTTCGATGGCACGCCTGATGGATGCAGCCGGCGGCAACACCAACGGCACCTTGGCAAGCGGGCCAACCGCTCAATTCCTTGGCTACCCTGTTGAGTTTGTGCAAGTATTGCCAAGCACGACCGGCACACTGGCAAGCACGATTCTGTGCTACTTCGGCGATCTTGCCATGGCTTCGACAATGGGGGTTCGTCGTGGCGTGACTGTCCGCACGGACGAATCGGTGTACTTCACCAGTGATGCCATCGCAATCCGTGCAACCGAACGCTACGACGTTCAGGTCCACGAGCGTGGCGATGCAAGCAGTGCCGGTGCAATTGTTGCACTCAAGACCGCTGCATCCTAAGAAATCCGCCTGACCGCCCCAGGTGGTTTGGGGGCGGGGTTTACCTCCAGCCTCGCCCCCTCCTTTACTAACAAATCCTAGCTACGGAAAACATAATGAAAGACTTGCAAGCAAAGACCTTTGATGTGCTGTTGGACCCTGCCGCTGCGGCCACCACGGCACGAACTGCAAACCTGGATTGCCAGGGTGCACACAACGCAACCATCTTGGTCACGTTGGGTGCAGAGCTTAACACCAACAGTACCAATGTTGCGATTCAGCTTTCTGAGTCGGATACCACCGTTGCGACGACTTTTGCAACATTCAATGCGGACTTCAACCGCACCGTGGACAACACTGGAGCGGTTGTGGCTGTCAATCACTTGGACCTCAATGGCCGCAAGCGATATATCCGCCTGACCGTCACGCCAGATACCACAACCAATGGTGCAGTGCTGACAAGTGCAGTCGGTGTGCTCGACAAGGGCTTCCGCGACGCCAAGGCATCATCCGGCGACGACGTTGTTGTCGGCTAATTATATCAACCACCTGGGGCGCGAAGATGGAAACGAAAGAAATCAAGGCTTGTGCATTCATGACGGCACCACGTTACGAATGCACGTGGGCACGCAATTACATTGAAATAGCTTTGCAAGGTGCAAAGGTTCCGCTGATGATTAGCGGCGGTGTGTTTTATGGTCAATGCATGCAGATGATGTTAGAGGATGCCATTGATAGCGGTTGCGAGATCGCCATCACGGTTGACTTTGACAGTGTGTTCACGACCAAGGATGTGCAACGATTGATCTCAATCATTGCCTTCCGCGATGACATCGACGCACTGTGTGCGATGCAATGCAGGCGAAGTGCAAAAACGCCGCTGTGTACGATCGCAGGCAAGACGCATATACACGCAAGCAACGAGCCACTGCAATTGACCACGGCACACTTTGGCTTAACGGCAATTAAGTTAAATCGGTTGAAGGATGTGCCGAAGCCGTGGTTCAAGGCAGAGCCAAACAGAGATGGTCGATGGAATGATGACAAGATCGATGATGATATCTGGTTCTGGAAACAATGGATGGAAGCGGGACGCACGATATTCATGGACCCAGAGACACGCATCGGCCACCTCGAAGAAGTTGTGACACAGTTTGAGGAAGTGGACGGTCAGTACCAGGCAGTCCACCATTACCCGAAAGACTGGGCGAAGAAATATGTTGGTTGAGTTCCTGCGGGATTGGCGACGATTCCGCGTTGGCGAAACGCACGAAATACACAGGCCGGTTGCGAATGTACTCATACGACGAACTATCGCCATACAAGCAGCAGGACGACCTGGTGAGGCTGGCGCTGTCGGTAGCACCGACGGTGGAGCCGATCACCAAAACGCAAGTCAAGCGGCATTTGGCGATAGCGGAATCGGACGCCAGCAACGACAACGAACTCGACGTTCTAATCGAAAGCAGTCGTCTTAAGCTGGAAGAAGATACCGGCCTGGCTGTTATCAGCCAAACCTATACACAAGTGTTTCCTGTGTTTGCGGATGGACTGAGATTGGCAAGGAAGCCAGTTTCATCCGTGTCATCGATTCAGTATTACGACAGTGCGAACAGTAGCCAAACATTGTCAAGCAGCGTATATGCCTTCGATGCAACGACGCAGCAAATCCGGCTAAAGGCCGATCAATCCTGGCCTGATGTGTATTCGAGATGGGATGCCATCACAGTGACGTTTGTGGCTGGGTATGCCAGTGCTGCGGCTGTTCCGGCAAATATTAAACACGCATTGCTGGCATTGTGTGCGTTCTACTTTGATCTGGATCGCGGAGATAATCCAAATCCACCAATGCCACGAACCTATTACAACCTAATCAGCAACGTAACACGGGCGACGTATCCCTGATGTACAAAGGCAAGTCATCAAATACTGTCGGTGTCATGCGATACCGCATCACCGTACAAAAGCCTGTGAAATCAACAACACAAGGCCAGCCGGTTGTGTCATGGGTGGACTTGCTGGTCGAGGAACCGGCGGACTACGAATACACGCGGGGCTATCAATCGGTTCGCGGTCGCCAGGTCGAGGAAGGTGTTGATTGCATTTTCTATGTGCGGTGGCGGGAAGAACACGATCCAGAGAATCGCATTGCATTTGATGGCGAATACTACGGCGTGATCTTTGTGCGACCAGTAGCAGGCCGAAGGCGGTACATGGAACTGCATTGCAAGGTGATTAAATGAACGTCAAGATTGAGATCAACCGCCAGCAATATGCACGCATCAATCGGATTCTAAACAAGATTCCACAGCAGATGCAGTTTGCAGCATACGACAAGGCACTGAAGCCAGCGGCAGAGGTGGTGCAAAAGCGTGCCGAAGAATTGGCACCACGCAGCACCGACAACGGCAGCCGCAAGAAGATGTCAAAAAAATCACAGGGAATCTGGTCATCGCGTCCATTGGCAACATTGCTGAAGATCAAGGTAATCAAAGGCAAAGGCAAGAGCGATCCCTACGCACTGGCCGGGCCTGACTTTCCGAAAGGCAACAAAGCTAACTTCATTCACCCGATGAAAGCACAAGTGCGGCAACGTAAATACTGGGGACGCGAAAGCAATCGTGCACCATCGGTGACACGAAAGGACAACGACTTCCTAAAGCGTGCAGCCGATGAAACACGCACCGAACAATTAAGAGCATTTACGCGGGCATTGATCCCAGCGGTACGCAAGGCAATGCAGGAGTTAGCTCGTGGCAACTGATGCAAGTGCGATGGTTTACAACCTGCTTGCGGCAGACAGTGGCGTTACTGCCATCGTAGATGCACGCATCCGTCCCGATGTTATGGACGATGGCGAGACGCTGCCTGCGATTGTTTATTGGCGAGTTAGCGGGATTCATTACAATACAATCAACGGGGCCAAAGCGGAGATTGCCGAGTCGAGATTCACCATCGAATCCTACGCGACAACTCGCAAAGGTGCGAATGATTTAGCCGAGGCGGTGCGGCTGGCAATGATCGATTTGCCACAGAGCAATGTTGCTGTGCGTCATGTTTCCGTGGAAACAGGGCAACAGCATTACGTTAATTACCCGACAGATGGGACTGAGATTGTGCGGTACGTCACAGCTCAGGACTTTCGGCTAACATTCAAAGAGGATGTATAAGATGGCAGATACAGGAAATGGTGCAACACTGACCCTTTCAGCGGACGGTGGCTCAACCACATACACGATTGTTTCGATTACGCCTGGCGATCAATCAATTGAGGCTCTGGAGGTGTCACACCTTGGCACCACTGGCGACAAAGAATATATCCGCAGCGACCTAAAGGAGACGCCAGAAGGCAGTGCTGAGGTGTTGTTCGATACCAACGTTGCCTTGCCCACCCCAGGATCGGCAACGCAAACAATCACAATTACCTTTCCCAAAGAAGTCGCAACAGCAACCGCAGCGGCAACGCTTGCAGGTTCCGGCTTCATTACATCGGTCAGCTATCCTGAACTGGTCAGTGATACTGTGATGCGTGCAACGATCAGCTGGAAGATGGACGGCTACACCGGACCTACCTTCACCGCAGAGCCATAAGCGATGGACATCAAGCTTGTCACGCATTGCGACCACAACGGCAGGGATTTTGGACAATGGTATCTCATTGCCGATGGTTGCAATATTGGTTTTGTGATTAAACACAACTGGCATATACATATCACACAGCAAGTTGCTGACGACATTCGTGATGCCGTCATGCAGCGGCTGCAGCAAATGAAAGAGGGCGAACATGTCACTGAGGGAACGGCTACTGTTGAAAACGAACCGTCGATACAAGACGATCGAGATCGATGGCGAGGAATACTGGTTGCAGAGCTTGACGGATCTGGAGAGGGTAAGTCTGGACCTGTTGCAGATGGACCAGCAGACAGCGAAGGTGAACTTCCAGAAACTGCCTGAAGTCAAGGCACGTATGTTATGCCTTTCGCTTGTAGAGGGCGAAGGCTTGGCACCGTGCTTTGAAGAATCGGAATGGCAACAACTGCAAAGCCTGGACAGTCGCCTCGTGGCAAAGCTGTATTCAGCGTGTTTAGAACACAATGGATACGAGGACAAAGAGATTGAGGAACTCGTGGGAAACTCCAATTAAGCGACAAGCTGCGGATGGCTGGCCGTGTTTGTTTGGCTTTGGGAATCGATGATCCGGTTGAATGGCTACACCAGGCACCACCGCGTGTGGTCAGATTTTGGGAAGCCTTCTTTCGGGTCGAGCCGTTTGGTTGTGAGTGGGAAAGGTCTGCCTTGCAAGCTTCGATGCTGTCGGCATTGACAGCGACTGTCGCAGCAAGTGCTGGAGCGAAGCATCCGAAGGTGTACCAGCTACGTGATTTCATGCCTGCGAATTGGGAGAGTGCACACCGCAGCACCAGGCCAAACATGAAAAGCATTGCCGCTTTTAAAGCTATGGCTAAGCGATACGCACCAAAGGAATAACATGGCAACAACGCTTACAGCACTTGTCGCACGGATTGCCATGGATACCAGCGAGGTTGAAGCTGGATCAAAGCAGGTGCGGAGCGATCTGAATCGTGTCAATGGTGTCTTCCGTGAGATGGAAACGGAAGCGGACAAGATTGCCAAAAAGATTGAATCGGTAATTCGACAATTCCAGCGTGGCAAGCTATCGGCTGAGGACTACGCCAAGGCAATAAAACATCTTGGCGACAAGTACCGAAAGGCAAATGGCGAAGTTACGTTGGTCGAAAAAGGCATGGCGAAACTAACCGCAGCGATCACACCGCAGCGTGTTGCGCTTGTGGCAGCAACAGCCACACTCGCAGGCATGGCCGCAGCCGTCGCTGCACTCGTCAAAGCCTACGACATCGCAACCGATAAGATGGCCGAGCTTGATCCGATCATCAAGCAATCCAAGGCCATGGGCGAACTCACCGAGAATGTGCAAAGCCTGGCATTTGCATTGTCTGAATCGGCTGGCATGTCGATTGATGAAACAACGCAATCGCTGACCGAATTGCAAAAGCGATTAGGCGAGGCACAGCTTGGCACAGGCGAGGCAGCAAATGCCTTAAAAATTCTCGGCTTAAATGCTGCGGACCTCGCAAGGCAGTCACCTGTTGAGCAGTTCCGCACCATCGCGGCAGAGCTTCAGCGCGTGGAAGATGCCACCATGCGGGCATACCTCGCCGACAAGCTATTTGCAGAGCAAGGCAAAAAGCTTGTCAATGGATTAATGCAATCTAAGAAAACGCTTGCAGAGGCAGAAGCACAGGCCAAAGCGTATGGCCTTACCGTTGATAAGTTCCAAGCCGCAGGCATCGAGGCCGCAAACGATCAGCTTGGTCGAGTGCGGGCACAGATTGACGGCATTGTGACGCAGTTTAGTGCAGAGCTTGCACCAGCCTTGCAATTCTT